ACGTTTTGCCGTTCCAGCGTCATTTCTGTTAGGGCCTAGTCCAGCTAGCTTTGCTTCAATTCCAGCCTTTTGCGCGGCTAGCTCGGCCTGCTTTGCTTCTAATGCCTTTTTGCCTCCTGTTTCTACAAGATCATTGAATTCACTTTGCAAACGATTCTGCTCTAACATCTTGCCAATAACAAGATCGATGCCAATCAATATCGCTCCGAAAGGCAAAGCAGCTTTGAGTCCAATGAAAGCTGCTTTGAGTTTGATCGTTGAAAACCGAAGCAGCACCATTTTCCCGTTAGCCGTTGTCATCATTGGGATAGCTTTTGCTAAAAACTGAACGATTGCAGCCTTACGAAGCAGCACAAACGCAGCCTGCGCTAGCCTAATTTTTAAAACAAACCCCAGCATATTCGCAGCAGCTTTAACTGTATTAGTGTCAAGATTGCGAACAAAACCAATTAGTGCGCCCAGGCCTCGGTTTATATCTTCAAGCGATTGCTTTAACCCAGGCCCAAATACCTCGTCAAAAGATCGTGCAAGGTTAGAGATATTATTGATAATTCGCTCAACCTGACCAGAGACCGTGTTTCCCATTTCTTTTGCAGCATCGGCCGCTGCGCCAGCAGAGTTTTCCTGATTCTCTAAAGCCGTGTTGAATTTACTAAGTCGGTCGTTAACCAGAGGCATAATTGCAGTTAATGCCTCGACACTCCCAAACAGCTTAGAGATCTCCGCCTCGCTGCCTCCGGTCTTTTCAATGACTTGCTCTAGGAAACCAGCAAAGCCTTTTTGCTTAATCGCGGCCGTATTGAACTCAATGCCTAGCTCTTTTGCTCTCTTAGAGGCTTCACTCGTAGGCTTAATGACACCTGCAATAACCTGACGGATGCCAGCGAAAGTTGATTCAACCGGAACACCTGTCGCTGTCACGGCAGCGATTGCGGCGTTTAACTCGTCAATACCAACACCAGCTGCCGCCGCCGTTGGAGCAACGCGACCAATTTGCGCGGCATATTGAGCAACAATAATTTTACCGTCGTTCTGAGTTTGTATAAATCCATCAACCAGTCTTGAGGCTTTATCAGAGCTAAGGCCGTAAGCGTTCAGCACAGAGGTTGTCGCGTTAGCAACAGTGTTGAGATCGGACAGGCCGCCTTTTGCTCCCTGAGCCGATGCTTTCAAAATTTCAGAGGCACCTGCTGCGCTATTAAATCCAGCAGAAGCGACGTCATACGACGCCTTCAACAGATTTGTTTCGCTGACCTGCCCTTTCAGCTCACGGCTTACTTCAGATAATCGTTTTTTTAGGACTTCTGAATTAACGCCAAGCGTTCTTACAGCAGCAGCTGCGTCTTCTGCTTCTTGCAGCCCTTTCAGAGCCCCACCAACAACTCCAAAACCAGCAAGGGCAGCCGTCACCTTGCCGATAGTCCCTTGCAGAGCTTGGGCCGCTTTGTTTACGCGGTTGAGTTCCTGGGCAGCACCGCTGCCATCAACTCTTAAGCGTACGGAGGACTCAACTGCCACGGAACGGCCCTGACGATTCCCTAATGCTACCGCCGCCCGCTATTCGCGCGATCTCTTGCCTTTTGCTCTTCTTCGTTTTTGATTTGGTAAAAGGCAGCAAAATAAACAAGCTCTGCATCAGTCAACTCAGTGCGGAGCTTGCTCACAGTCATGCCCAGCTCGCAGGCCAAGAAGAACTCAAAATAAGTCCACTTGTCCTGCTTCAGTCGTTTTTTGCGTCTTCTATGCTCAGGTCTTCACCGATGCCGAACAAGAACAGCTCAACTTCATTGAGAACCGACTCAGGCAACTCTCGCTGTAGCTTCGCAGCATCGGCCGCCGCAAAGGCTTTGGTGCCGTCTTCTAGCTCTGCCATCTGGCAAAGCATGTGAGTTGACACATCTAAGGCGTCTTCGCTTGTAGATGTGTTCTGTGCCCGCTTGCGATCTGATCGTGTGATTGCCTTGAAGTAAAGATCGAGAATCTTTTCTCCATCTGCATTTTTAAGCTCAAACTTCCGACGCTGGCTGAGGTCAAACGCCCCAACCAGCAAATCAACGGTTCGTTGTGTCGCAGGCATCAAATACCGGAGGTAATAGTTCCGTTAGCAGTGAAGTTGACCGTGATCACTTCAATCTCACCAACGGTAGCACTATATTCAGCGCCGGTAACTAGAGCAGCAAACGACAATTTTTTGTCGCCACTTTCGTCTAGGTAAAGTTCAAAGTTCGCGTTTGCCGGGTCTTCTGTGGTCAAAACCTCGTTCAGCAGATCAAGCTTGTCACCTGCGCTTGGTGCGTCATAAAGGACTTCGCAGGAGCCGGTACCACTGACAAGACCACCGACATAAGCCCGGAAAGTGTCGCCATGGTCAGTGACTTCTAGAACTTCTTTCTCAGCCGAAAAAGACCAAGACCGCACAGCAGCGACCTCACCGAGAGCCGCACCGGCTGCGTCCTTGTCGAACTTGATGGTGCCTTGTTGTCCGCGATAAAAAGCCATGATCAGATAGCGGTAGTGATAGTGCCGTTAGTTGTGAAATTAACGGTGATGATCTCAATTTCGCCCACGGTGGCCGATAGGTCGGCCGATGTCACCACACCGTCGAAGCTGATTTTCTTGTCGCCACTGGTGTCTAGGAACAGCTCAAACGACGCTAAGCCTGAATCG